TGGTTTTTGACCGGTTGAAGTGATTTGCTCTTGTTTCTTGCGGTTTGCAGCAACTTGTTTCTCGTTGTTTTGAACCCAAGAGAACCACTTAACCAACCAGATGCTTGGTGTATTCAACGAACTTGATTCGTTTGCAAAGTACCAGTCACCGAAATTTTGAATCATGGTTCTCAAGTCGATTTCAGGTACAGAAACAAATCTTTGTTGAGCAAGTGAGATGAAATCGTATTGAAACTCGCTGTATTCAGAAATGAATTCACGCATTGAGTAACGCTTGTGATCATCGATCTGATACTGAGCAAATTGGATTGGTGTAAATTGCGAATTTTCTTCACGCGCATTACTACTACTATCTATATATTGGTTATCGGTTAACGGTTTATGGTTAAGGTTTTTTTGGCTTTCACTTTCAGAACCCAAAATTAACCCACTGGGTTTTTGTGGGTTTTCAGAATTAACCGAGTCGCCTTCACTTTGGTTTTCTTTTGGTTTTTCCTTACGTGGACGCCCACCTTTCTTACCATTTTCACGATTTTTATCCCCTACTTTTTGATAAGCGGCGATTTCTGAATCACAACGTTTGTTGTGAAACCCGTCTTCCTCTTCCACAAAAAACTCTTGCAGCACAATTAATACTGCATCCCTTTCTTCTTGGGTATTTGCACGTAACCGACGAAAAACCGACTGGGTTTCTTTGGGTAATGGTTTTTCATTCAAATAATAGAAATCGAGAGCACGGCGATAAAAGCACTCTTCAACTGGGCTAAGGTGCGCTGTAGCAACCATAAAGTCGCTGATATGGTGGAGATATTTATACATCAGTGACTACTCCTAATTTTACAAGACCGCGCATTTCCAACTGACGAATAATTCTTGGAGGAATAAATTCGTTGTTGATTTTGTAGCGAATACGAGACTTTTCTTTCACCTGAATTAGTTTGTGCCCATCCTCCATGAGACGGCGAACTGCTATAGCCTGCCCCCCCATATGGGTTAATTCTTCAAGTTGATAAAATCTTTCCTGAGCCTCAATTGCGGCATTCATAACTGAAAGTGGCATAGCTGCTAATTCTTTAGCCGAATAGATCTTTACTGGTTGTTCCAGTGGAATTACCACCTCAAGCGGTGTGGTAGAAACGGAAATATCCTGTTTTCTTTTTGCTGCATATCTCACTTTTCACCATCCTTTGGCTTAACATAGCCACCAAACGAATCAACCAAACACGCTTTGGTTAAGCTGGTTACAATCTGTTGTGCTAACCACTGCGTTATGCGAAATTGACGAGCCATAGCCTCTGAAAATTCAACTTTGGTTACCGCCGCATTATTTTCGTCATAACCTTTGTTACGTAAATTTTGCTTTTTCACCTCAAATAGGTGCCCAAGCACTCGCAATGCAGGCTCGTAAAAAGATTGGATTTCACTTTGCTGACGAGAATCTTTGATTTGCTGTGTAAAGCTGTTCATGACACCTCCGCTAATGCTTGCTCAGCGCTTGTTAGTCGGCGTTTGGCGTTAAGTTCAGCAACTGTTGCTGTGCGGATTTCTTTTGAAGAAACTAGAATCAAATGATTCTCTGATTTGATGGTCCATAAACTAGTCAAAGTTTTGTTTTTAACTTCAAACAAATCATTTGATTTGAAAGTACGGCACTCTTTAGTAAGCACTACAACGTCACCCACTAAAAATTCTGGCTGGTTGCGTTCGGTTGTTTGATTTGATAAATTGTTTTGCATATTCATGGGTTCCTAAATTTGTGAATGCGAAACCACTCCTGTTACAGCAGGTAGTGGTTTTTTATTTGAATAAAATCCGCATGTATTCAGGTGAAGTGAATGCATGTGCTAAATAAACTCGCGTTGCTTCTGCAATTTCAGGTGAGCAATACACATCACTTTCTTGCACAACCTTCAAACCAATGGCTGTCAACAAAAAGCTAATAAACTCAATCTCAGTCCATCCATTTGATTTCTTTTCTGTTTTCATCCGTGAAAGGATGCTTGCATCGACATTTATCATCTCTGCTACTTGTCTTTGATTGCTAGCGTTAAGTGCTTGCAATATGAGCGATTCGTTATTGCTAGCGCTTGCAGGCAATTCATTTAATACTTTGCTCATGGTTTAGTTCCTAAGCGGTTAATGCTTGTAAATCGGCTTTAAGTTTGCCTTTGGTTTTGACTTGCAGGACTGCTTGAGTTCTGGCTGGTATACCGTTGTTTTCCCACTTCCAGAGGGTCACGGTTGAATATCCAGTTTTTTCAGACAACTCTTTCCGATTTTTGCAGCCGTGGTATGTCATGAGGTCACTAATTTTCATGGTTACACCAAGTTAACTATAGTTAATAAACCAAATTTACCACTTGTTAACCATAGTTTCAATAGATCGTATTAACATTAGTTAATGTTTTTGGAATATTTGTTATGTCTTTACACACTCGAATTAGGCAAAAACTTGAAGAAAAAAAATTAAGAGCCGCTGATTTAGCAAGAGCAACTAAAAAATCTCCTGTTGCAGCAAAGAAATGGCTAGATGGAACTAGCGTACCTACAGCAGAAAATTTGAAAGTCATTGCGAAATTTTTAGGTGTGAGTGACGATTGGTTGCTTTATGGTGGATCGGATGAACAAGAATCGAGTAACAATTTAGCTCAATTAAATGTTATTGATATTGAAGCATTTAAGCAGAAGTACAATATTCCAGATAGTGAAGATGCCGTTAAGTTTGTTCAAGCGCCAGCTAAGCCTTTCCCTATACAAAAAAGATATGTTCCAGTTAAAGCCTATTCAAAAATGGGAATGGATGGGTATTTCACAGATATGGGATACGATGGAAATGCTGGGGATGGCTATGTTCCAACTCATACAGCAGGTCCACGAGCCTATGGCATTAAAGGCACTAGCAGCATCAATGTTTCCAGCAATTCGTAATGGTTGGTACGTTGTGTGCGACCCTGATGCAGATCTTGTGCCGAATGAGTTTGTTCAGGTGTGCTTGAAGGATGGAAGATGCACAATTAAAGAATTTGTCGGCATCAATGGTGGGGTTTTAAGTTTGCTTTCTGTGAATGGTGGTGAGCGATTTTTCTTTGAAATGGACGAAGTTGAAAGTATTACCGCTATTACAGATATCGTGCCGCCAAGTCAGCACAGACAAGAACATCCTTATTCGCATTAATCACAGGAAGACTTATGGACAATTCAAAACGACCAATCAACCAGATTATTGCTCGTATCAATGATGCTGCTAAACATGGTGAAGCTTTGGTGCTAACAGCCGAAGAAGTGAAGATCCTCTCTAAGGATATTGGTGATAAAGTCTTTATTCCAGTCCTTACAAATCAACAAGTAGTGCAGTTGGTAAAAGAAGGAAAGCTAGGCCAGAAAATTAATAACACCAAAGATTAATAAGCTGTGAACCCGACACAGTCTTTTAAATGTGGGGTATATCACTTATTAGATAGTAATATTTATTGATGTTTTAGTGTGTAATGTGTAGATTGCCAATAGTTTTTATAGTAGATATTGGGATTATGCAATATGTCTAATATTGAGCAAGATACACGTTTTATTGTTAACAATAATTTGATTAACAAGGGCTGGATCTTGGACATTCAAGATCCAAACAAAAATGTCTTTTTTGAATCAGATATCTTAAGAATTGTTAATAATGAGTTTCTCAAGAAAAGTAAAAAAAGACCCGATTATGTTCTTTTCGATTCACAAAATAAGCGGCCAATCGGTGTAATTGAAACGAAATCAGGTGGAAAAAGCTTAACAAAAGCACTGGATCAGGCAACCGAATATGCTGAAATGCTTGATGCACCTTTGATATTTGCAATGAATAATGGTTTCTGCGAAACACGGCATTTGTATACCCAAAAACCATTATTTATTGATGAAAATGAGGTTAATGAATTAATAAGAGTAAATGAAGCTAAAGAGTTCATATTGCAGGAAACAAATGGTATTTATATTACACCTAAAGAAATTTTAGTCTCTCGCAAAGAGTTAATTAATGTTTTCAAGAAGTTAAATAACTCACTAAGAGGTGAAGGTTTAAGAGCTGGTATAGAAAGGCTTTCAGAATTTGCAAACATTCTTTTTTTAAAATTGTATACAGAGAATGCTAATACAGGTATTTGGAATTCTCTCAAAAGTCTCGATAATGATTTGCTAATTAATACAACTAATAACATACTACAAGATATTGATAGACAATATGGTGCTTCTGTTTTTACAAATTTACAGCTAACCAACCCTGTTGCTGTTAAAGAGATGATCAAAGAGTTGGATAAGTTAAAACTCTCATCAATAGATACCGATATTAAAGGAGATGCTTTTGAGTATTTCTTACAGCAAGCTACAGCAACTAATAATGACTTAGGAGAATATTTTACTCCACGTCACATAACTAAAACCATTGTTAACTTAGTCAACCCTAAATATGGTGAAAAGATCTATGACCCTTTTTGTGGGACAGGTGGTTTTTTAACAGAGGCATTTGATCATATAAAAGATAACACTTTAATTGCAAACAATAGTAGTGAAGAAATCAAGCTTAAACATAATACTATTTTTGGAAGAGAAATTACCTCAAATGCAAAACTCGCAAAAATGAATATGATTCTGCATGGGGATGGGCATAGTGGAATTTGCCAGATAGACACACTTCAAAACCCTATTGAATCTGAATATGATGTGGTTATAACCAACATGCCATTTTCTCAAAAAACTTCTTATTCTCACTTATATGAGAATAAGTTAGCTAAAAACGATGGTGATGGAGTATGTGTTCTACATTGCTTTAAAGCAACAAAAAAAGGAGGGCGAATGGCATTAGTAGTACCTGAAGGCTTTCTTTTTAAAGCCGCTTTAGCTCCAGTAAGGAAGTATTTATTTGAAAACGCCCAACTAAAAGCAGTAGTTTCACTTCCAAAAGAAGTTTTTCTGCCATATGCAAAAGTTAAAACCAATATACTCTACTTTACCAACTGTCATAATGGTAGAACAAATTCTGACGTTTTTTACTACAATGTGACAAATGATGGCCTAAGTTTAGATTCTTTCCGTAGAAAAATTGACGAAAATGATTTAAAAAATTTAGATTTTGCTGATTTAAATAAGAGCGACTTTGATAAATATTATAATGAATTAGGTTTCTTAAAAGTTAATCCAGAATTAATCAGAAGCAATGATTATATTTATAATTATGCTCACTATAGTAATTCACATATAAAATCAAAATTCCCAACTATAAAACTAAAAGAACTCCTATCCTTGTCTGGCAAAGTCAAAGTGGGAGAGGATACAAATATACCTATTATGAGTATCACTATGGAACATGGCTTAATTGATCAACATGAGAAATTTAAAAAACGAGTCGCAAGTTCTGATATTTCTGGGTATAAAAAGGTTTTTAAAAATGAACTTGTAATGGGGTTCCCTATAGATGAAGGTGTTCTAGGATTTCAAAAATATTACGATGCTGCTGCCGTAAGCCCAGCATACAAAATCTTTAGATTAAAACGAGAAGTTAATGTAGAATATTTGGATTTGATTTTGAGATCTAATTCTCTAAGAAAAATATACAAAAGTAAAATGCAAGGCAGTGTAGAGAGACGACGCAGTATTCCTGATGAAATGTTTTTGAATATTGAGATCCCGAATCCTCCTGAAGAGGTTAAAGATCAAATAGTAAAACAACATAAACTAATAAAGGAAATTGAGAATAGTCTCAAGGAAAATCAAAAAAAATTGCGTCTAAAGACAGAAGCATTATGGGAACTTCCTCAAAATTACAACTAATCCCCCCTTCGAACCCACCACCACGGTGGGTTTTCTTTTGTCTATTAAAGCACAAAAATTAGGTATTTCTAATTTTATTAGGAATACCTATTGACTTAATAATTAGGTTTACCTAATATTTATCTCACAGACAACAAAAAAGCACACCGCCCCTCCCCAGGTCCGATGTGCTTTTGCAAACTGCGAGATCAATTATGAACGTAAAAGCTACCCCTTTCAACTC